ATTACAGCTTCTGACATAGTTGCTAATGTTTATGCAGACCCTCAAATTATCTTTGAAGGCCAACATGATGACACAGCTACGCTTGTGAATAACACTCATGCGAACCATGATTACGTAGGTGTAAGTGGCAGTACAATTAATGGACAATCAAGTTCAGAGATTGATTCTTCTAGTTATACAACGACTGGTAGTGGAACGTTCGTTCAAATTGGAACTTCTAAAGATCCCGATAATCAAGACTTAACAGCGGCAAATTCTAACGCCTATGTAGTTGCGAATACTGGGGAACATAAATATAACTTAATAACAGGACTATAGGAGTATAAAATAATGGCTATATCAAGAGCACAACTAGTTAAAGAACTAGAGCCAGGTTTAAATGCACTATTTGGCCTGGAGTACAAAAACTACGCTAACGAGCACTCACAAGTTTTCGATACTGAAAATTCAGACAGAGCTTTTGAAGAAGAAGTAATGTTATCAGGATTCGCGAATGCTGGAGTTAAACCGGAAGGTTCAGCAGTCAATTATGACGCTGCACAAGAAACGTTTACAGCTCGTTATACGCATGAAACGCTTGCTTTAGCGTTTTCAATTACTGAAGAAGCGATTGAAGACAATCTGTATGACAGACTCGCGTCTCGTTATACAAAAGCACTAGCACGTTCAATGGCTAATGCTAAACAAGTTAAAGCAGCGAACGTTCTCAACAGAGGATTTAATAGTTCGTACACTGGCGGAGATGGTTTAGAACTGTTTTCTACTGCACACGTAATTGTGTCTGGTACAGAACAAAATGAACTATCAACTGCAGCAGACTTAAACGAAACTTCATTAGAGCAAGCAATGATTGACATTGCTGCGCTAACTGATGAAAGAGGTTTAAAAATTGCAGCTCAAGGAAGAAAAATGATTGTTCCTTCGGCGCTACAATTTACTGCTGAAAGATTGTTAAAATCTGTCGGTAGAACTGGAACAGCTGATAATGACATCAGTGCTGTTGTATCTATGAATGTGATTCCACAAGGTTATGTGGTTAATCACTATTTAACAGATACTGACGCATGGTTCATTAAAACAGATGTACCAAATGGACTAAAACACTTTGTTAGAGCACCAATCAAAACTGCTATGGAAGGCGATTTTGAAACTGGTAACGTTAGATACAAAGCTAGAGAAAGATACAGCTTCGGCTGGTCTGACTGGCGTGGTGTCTTCGGATCACCAGGTGCGTAATAGCAACTAAAACAAATTAATGAGGCGGCCTCAAAACCGCCTCATTTCGTTAATACAGTAAGAAATTCACTATGAAAAACTTCAGAATTCAAATTCGATACCACGGTTATTATGCTGACTTTAAAGTCACATGTGAAGATACTCCTCAAGGTATCGAGAATTCAATCCTTGACAAACTAGGAAAAAATGAGGTAAAGTTCGAAAAAAATGGATTTACCATTAAAACCGGTAAATGGATAACCTATGAGGAGGTTACAGATGACCGAAGACCTATACAATACGAAACGGTCCTTGGAACTAGAGTGGCAACAAGAGCATCTGAAGGACGGGAAGCATAATATCAGGATGATTGATATCAATAAACAAATCCAGGATATTATAAAGCAGATCATTGCCAACGAATTTGAAGCGGATACTCTTCAAATTAAAGTAAACGAAGCCAAGCCCGAAGTTTCGATAGCCACTTAAGCGCTATCAAAAATCAACTTTTTACTACAAGATACCTTGCGCTCAATCAAAATTTGCGCTATAAAAAATTACTATACATTAAATTAAGAACGTAGACGAGTATAGCGACGACCTAGAGACTACGTTCGCATAATCTAGGAGGATTATAACATGGCAAACACAACTTTTTCGGGACCCGTAAGATCGGAGAACGGATTTAAATTAACAAGCAAAACTGCATCAACAGGTGTAGTGCATGACAGAACTCAGATATCTGGGTTAATGGATGCAAGAAGAAAATATCTTTATGAGCCTTTTCTACAAAGACCAGGACTTAATGCGATCAATATTGTTGATCCAGATGCTGACGATGCTGCTGCATTAGCAGTAACACAAGCAGCTAACAAGAACTTTGAAACATTAGGTACTAACTACACGACTGCTTTGACTACTTTTTCAGCAACTCAAGCGGGAATCGTAATGACAACAGCAACAGCTGATCAAGATCAAGGAATCATTTTACCACATTTAGATACAAACCAAACAGCTTGGAGCGGAACTAAATGGGGAACTGAAAACCAAGTAGAGTGGGAATGTTCAATTCAGATTGCGCAAACTGACAACGAAAAAGTTTGGGCTGGCTTAAAATTAACTAATGATCAATTAGTTGCAACTGATGATGATCAAGCGTTCTTTAAGTTTGCAACTGATGCTACTAACGGTGAATCATTAACTTCCGCTACAAAATGGAACTTTGTTCACAGCATAGGTGGAACTGATTATATCAGTATACTACCAATTACTGTTGCAGCAAATACACCTTATCATTTCAAAATTAAAATTGATTCAGATAGAAAAGCGACAATTTTTGTAAATGGTATTCAATACAATGTAACAACTACAGCGGGCAGCACAGGCGGTACAGCGGTAACAGCGGTACAACCAGGTAAAGCAGTTACTAAAACAGCAGCTTTAACAGACAACATTGATTTAATTCCTTATGTTGGAATTGAAGCAGGAGACGGTGCAGCGGAAGCAGTCAACGTTCACTATGTTGCTTGTAGCAGAAACGTATACGAATAATAAATAAAGACTTTAATTAGAGCAGGGGCTTCGGCCCCTTCTCTCTAACAGGAGGAAAAAATGGCAGACGCAGTAACAAGTCAAACATTATCAGATGGTGATAGAACCGCGGTAATGAAATTTACAAACATTTCTGATGGTTCAGGTGAAGCATCTGTGGCAAAAGTAGATGTCTCAGCTTTAACCGCGAATTCACATACAGGAGCCGCTTGTGCAAGAGTTCATATTACACAAGTATGGTATGCAATTTCAGGAATGAGAATCGATTTAGAATGGAATGCTTCATCTAATGTTAAAGCATTAATTTTAGGCGCTGGAATAACTCTAGAACCTACTAATGGACATTTTGATTTTAGATCTTTTGGTGGAATTAAAAATAATGCAGGTGGTGGCATTAATGGAGATATTGATTTAACAACTTTGCATCATACCGCTAATGATGCTTACACGATTATTCTAGAATTAAGTAAATCGTACTAGGAGGTAACTTATGGCCAATACAACTTCAGGCACAGTTACTTTTGACAAAACTTTTGCAGTAGACGAAATTATAGCAGAAGCATACGAACGTATAGGTTCACAAGTAACTTCTGGATATCAACTAAAAACGGCGAGACGTTCTTTAAATGTAATGTTTCAAGAATGGGGCAATAGAGGTTTGCACTACTGGGAAGTAGGCGATACCAATATTGATCTTATTGAAGGTCAGGCAGAATATACTTTTTATAGAGCTACAGGTGATGGAACAAGTTCTACTACAGCAGGCGGAACAACAGGAACATCGACTTATGGTTTGGCTGATGTTTTAGAAGCTACTCTTAGATCCGATAGAGGAGATACAGATCAAGCCGATTCCTCACTTACAAAAACAGATCGAGCAACCTTTTCAAGTTTAGCTAATAAATTATCAAAAGGAACACCTTCTAGATATTTTGTTCAAAGACTTGTTGATAAAACAACAGTCACTCTTTACCCGACACCTGATTCATCTAATGCATCAAAAGAAATTCACATTTTCTTTGTAAAAAGAATTCAAGACGCAGACTCTACATATACAGATGCAACAGACATACCGTATAGATTCGTACCTTGTATGGCATCTGGTTTAGCATTTTATTTAGCACAAAAATTTAACCCACAGGTAGCTCAACAAATGAAATTATATTATGAAGATGAGTTAGCTAGAGCATTATCAGAAGATGGCTCTTCTACTAGTGTTCACATAACACCGAAAGTTTATTACCCAGGAACATAATGGCAAAATACGCAAAAGCAATATCAGATAGATCAGGAATGGAATTTCCGTACAATGAAATGGTTACTGAATGGAATGGTATGTTTGTACATAAAACAGAATACGAAGCAAAACATCCTCAATTAGAACCAAGAGGACATGCAGGAGGAGAACGAGGTTTATTAAATGCAAGACCGGATAGAACTGAAAATGAAGTCATTGCAATTTTAGGACCAGATCCTTTTTCTACTATTTCAGCTTCATCTGGAATTATAAATGTATTTGAAAAAGGTCATGGTAGATCAACAAGTGATACAGTTAGATTTAGAGGAGCACCTTCTACTTCTGCATCATTTAATGATCCAAACAATTTTGATGGTATTACAGGATCTAATATTGCATATTCTTCTGGCTACTCGATTACCGTAGGCAAACGAGACTCTAGTGGTGATGTAACACTGACGGATGACTACTATTACTTTACTGTCAATACAGATACTGCTACAAGTGGAGGAGTATCAGGAGGGGGAGAGAATTGTTCGGCTGGTCCAGCAACTCTAACGGCATAATATGGCAGGATTTACTTATTCAACACTGACAACAGCGATTCAGAATTATACTGAAGTAGGAACAGGTGTACTTTCAAGTACAATTACAGACCAGTTTATAGATAATTCAGAACTTAGAATTCAAAGAGAAATTCCACTTGATGCAGATCGAAAAGAAATGCTTGGAAATTTAACAGCTTCCAAAGATAATGTTCATGCTCCAGCTGGAACTTTATTTGTTAGAGGAATACAGGTTTATACTTCAACGACTGCTGCAACTGGTGCTAATAGCTGGCTAGAAAAGAAAGATATTAGTTTTTTAAGAGAATATGATGCAGCTGAAACAACTACTGGCACACCAAAATATTATGCTATGTCAGGAGGAGCAGAGGGAAGTGGTGCAACTTCTTCAGGAAGAATTACAATTGTTCCAACACCTTCTTCAGCTTTTATGTACAAAATTCAGTATAATGCTAGACCAACAGGATTGAGTTCAGCAAATACGACAACTTATTTAAGTCTTAATTTTGGCAATGGACTTTTATATGCATGTCTAGTGGAGGCATTTAGTTATTTAAAAGGCCCAATGGATATGCTACAATTATACGAACAAAAATATCAAACCGAAGCACAAAAATTCGGTGGAGAACAATTAGGTAGAAGAAGAAGAGACGATTATACAGACGGCGAACCTCGTATACCCGTTCCTCAACAGACACCGTAAGGAATTAAATTATGGCAACATTAACAGTAACAGTCAAAGAAGCAATCACTCTTAACAACATAGATTATGGATCGGAAAGATCTTTAGATATTTCTAGTGTTAATGAAGTTGTAAAAAGAGTTGTAACCGCATCAACAACAGAATGTGGATTAATAGGATTTTTATCAGCATTAAGTAGCGTTGGTGTATCCGCTAATAAAGTTGGTTATGTTGCAGGAATGTTTGATGATGGTGATGTAAGATATATTAGAATTACAAATTTAGATTCATCAAATCATAT